CTTCGGAGGTGTCACCTAGACCAGTTACATCAAGTGGAAAACTGGTCTAGGCACACACCATAGCGCAACTTTAAGCGTCGCGCAAGTCCTTCGCACGCGCAACCAGGCGCGGCGAAATCACCTCGATGGCTCCGGTGGAGTCATCGAAAGAACCGAGCTCATAAAGCTCGAAATCATCGGGATGCTTCGCCATGTCCTCATTAGAGTCCTTGCGATTAATCTCATCCCGAAACGAACGAACAGCAACAGCCGTAGTAGGAACAAAAATCGGACGGCCAAAAGCCTGAGCCGCCGTGTCCTTAACAGAAACAATCACCAAAATCATACAAACTCCTTATAATTAAAAAGCCCTCACGGGCACTCATTGCGCCTCAGACGGCGCGGCTCCATCGGGGGTACCCGACGGAGCATTAGAGGAAACCGATTTAACAAGGCCGAGCTTCACGGCCTCATCACGGTTTCCATCATCCTCCAGAAAATCCATCAACTGCTGCGGATCGTTTTCAAAACGAGCCCTTATATCAGCAGGAATCCTCATAAATTCATCCTGCGTCTGACGAATCAAATTCATCGCAGTATGAAAATCGGGGATATTCGTAAAATCCCCATACCGTGGCATCGCAACCTGACCTGGCAGCTGCCCGGTCAGACCAAAACGCCGAACAATCGTATTGATGTTCGACTCCTCTTCAGCAGACTGAATAGCAAGCGACTCATCGTCGCACACAAGACCGCTTTCGTTCGAAGCGGCATCACGGTCGTAATTAAACGCCGTACGCAAAAAAGGAACCTTAGACATATCTACTTCCTCAACATTCGAAGGATATCCAAAACAATCTTGCCTTCCTTGGAATACCTACCAAGGTTGCCAAGATCAATAGCAGCTTTAACGTCAAAATTAAGCAAATCGCCTTCGAGCATCGCCTTAACAGCAAGCCACTTAATCTGATCAGTCGCGGCTTTCGTATTATGAGTACGCTCAATAATCAAATTATATTCCTGAGCCAAATTCTTAACGAGCGCATCAAGTCGCTCGCCTTCCTTCGGAATATTTTTGATCTCCTCAATAATACGCTTGGATTGCGTCTCCAAGTACGCAATATTGGTGCGCGCTTGATCAGCAGTAGCGCCAGCTAAATTTTCCTGCGCACCCTTAAGCAAAGTATCGGCACGAATATTTTGAGCCTGAGCCTGCTTATTCTCAGTATCAGCTTCAATATTCTTTACCGTCGCATTCTGCACAGCATTCTGCGCAGCTGTAGACCGAGTACGGTTAAAACTTTCAACAGACGGCGTAACAGTATCCTGCATCTGGGCCTGCTGACCAGAAGGGGGAGACCCCCCCCCCTGGCTATAGGCCAACATAGGATTTAGCCCAGCCGCCTCCATATCTTTAACCGTAGTCTGGTACCGAGTGGCAAATTGCTGCGCAGAAAAAGCATTGGCGGCCTGGGCCTGCTCAGCTTGCGCCTGATTACGGCGCTCGCCACCCAGAAAAGACAAGCCGCCACTGATAAGACCACCAACAATAGCATCATCAAGTCCAAACATAACAGCCTCAGAAATGATCAATCAGACCAGGCACAGAGTACAGCGGCATCGGTCGAGCAGTCTTGCAATCAAAGAAACTATCAAACAAAAACTGCTGACCATTAGCGCTAGAACCAACAGCCAAAACACGAGACACAGGCGGAGTATCCTGAATAAACGTGCTATTAAGCGTAGGCAGAGAAGTGAACTTCTGAGCCAAATGCCAACCGTCAATAGTACCGGAACTAGTCGACTTAAATAAACCAGAAATCTGAGACGGCTTATAACGATATTCGGCCCAACGCTCTTGATAACCAAACACGCTATTGTCCTGGGCCGAACTACCAGTCACATAAATTTCCTTGTTATAAATCGGCTGCTCACCAAGCATCGCAAAAGCAGGGAAATAAAAATCATAACGAGTAGACCGCGACCACATACGCGGTAGACCTTGCTGATACGTCAAATCAGCACGAACACTCACAAGTCCAATAATCACACCATGTTCAGTAAAAGACTGAGTAAAACCATGGTGACGGGCAAGAGCCGTAGCAACCGCCGCCAAATTACCTTGCGGCGTAGACTGACCCGACGCACCAGTACCAGAAGTCTGGGCAATCGGATTCACAATAATGGGCGTACTACCACCGCCCAAATACTCAGGACGCTGCAAACGAGCATCAGGGGAAATAACACCGAAGTGTGCACGAATAATTTCAGTATAACGCGTTCCACCACGCGCATCACGTTCGAGTAACTTCTGAATCTGAAACGACTGACGCAATTGATTAATCGTAGCCGACGTGGCCTGGCTCAAATCAGCATACAAACCAGAATTAGTACTAAACGCAACATCCTGCGCAGAACCCCAATTAGAACCATTGTTCACAATCAGCGCAGGAACAGAACTAGCCCAACGAAGCTGACCGCCAGTACCAGTACCACCATTGATACCCTTGAACGTCGGCTGAGTACCATCACTAACAACAGGCGCAGTCGTACCTAAAGGAAGCGAAACCGCAGTGCCCTTCTGAGGCCAGGGCAAGGCCGACGTAAAATAATCATGTCGCTTACCGCGACGCTGAAGAGTGTAATTAGTAACCGTATCAGGGCCGTCGCCCTTATCTACAACAAGAGAATTCTGCAAATTCTCATCACGGAACCACTCATTCCAAATCAAATTATAAGCACGAGGCCAAAAAGCACAGTGCGAAACAGTTTGCCCAGCAGTCACCTGACCAACAGTAGGCAAACCCATATAGTCCTGCAAAGAACCAACTGCATAGCCGCCAGCTGGAGAAACCTGCTGCGGCACAACATAGGAAATGGAGTCACCAGGATTAACCTGCTCACCCATAAACTTCTGCCAATTGTTCCAAATCAAACGATTAGGAACAAAGAAAAAGAAAGAATCAAGATACAAATTATCCATCGTCGGAAATAGCGGAGTCGCCATCCGAGCGAAAGCAGTCATCTTAACGTTAAACGTATCCCCGGGAAGAACTTCGTCCACATAAACAGGAATCAGATAACCCGCATCAAACGTAGTTTTATGCGTAAACTGACGATCAAAAGCGGCACGAGGAATCTCGGCCTTCGGAATCATCGCAAAACGATGCGGATCCACAGACGCATTCTTATGCATCATCATGATTGGAAACTCCTTTTCAACATGGAATTACGAGCAAGTGTTACTTGCTCTTTAACAGCTAGTCGAGCATCAGATTGCTCACCTAGCAACTTCTGAGAATAGCCATCCAGCTCACGCTGAGCAACAATCTCGGAAAACGCACCAGGATCCTCTTTCTCAAAAAGACGATCATAGTATTTAGGAGGCTTAGTTTTCACACCGTTGATCACAACATAATCACGAGGAAACACATCAGTACGGTACTTTTCAAGCCAACGCTTACCAATACCAGGCTTCAAAGACATATGATTAAACTCTGGAACACGATCAATAATCTCACCATCGTCCGCCACAACACGATAATGAGACTTAGCCAAATCACCCGTAACCTTCTGAACACAATACCGAGCAATATAAGCTGCAGACTCAAACGTCACACTACCGACACTCGAAAGGCCTAAAGGCCACAATGACTCCAACAGCTTGGACGTATAAATCGATTCACCCGAACCAGTCTTCTTGTAATAGACCTTGTCCGGGAAATCATAGCCAAATAGACAGGCATGGAAATGCGGACGCATTTGCTCCTCACCATATTCCCCCCCCACATAAAAACGAACATTAGACTTAGTCCGCTTTCTTAGACGTTTCATAAACTTCTGAAAATCAGAATAGTCTAAAGATCCACCTCTAGGGAGGTTGGAATCGGAGTAGGTAAGCGTAATGAAGGCATTATTTTCATGAAGGGACGATTCATGTAGACAACGCATCGCCCACTGGCGGGACCGCTCAAGACGACACCCAACACATTGACCGCATGCCAATTCGAGCGATTCGACCGCGCCACGCTTAGACCTACTCACAAACCGTACGGAGCCATCCGACATCCGCACAGCGGGCATTGGATGGAAACACGGCATTACAGACGCCAACCGCCACGCATCGGATTGATCGACAGATTCGCAGCTGCAATCGTGCGAGTGTCACGACCAAAATGCTGGGCAGACT